CAGAGCCAGCCGTATTACAGGTCCCTGAAGGAGAACGAATTAATGAACCCCTCAGAAGTAGAAGAAGTAAAGGGAAGTCTGAAAAGAATTGATGAAAAGTTTGACCAACTTATTCAGAAGGTAGAAGAAGCAACATCACTTACCCATAACATCCATCAGAAAGTTAAAGATATTATGTGGGGTATAGAGGAGTGGGAGAAAGTGAGCAGAAATGAAGAATAAAGATTGGCAATGTAAAGTATTATTGCAGAAAGATAATCACTTTATTGAGCATGTTCTAGAGGGTTATAGAGAAGGTAATGAAGAAGATAAGATGATAGATTACCTAGATGGAATAGACGAAAGTGAAGCTAAATGGGAAAGAAAAGAGCTTTTAGTAGAGGAAGCAAAAGAAATCGTAGCCCTATTAAATCCGAGTAGTCAAAGAGTGCTATCATCTTTCATTAAAACGGGTAAATTTGATGACATGGCCCGCGATTTATCTTGCTCCACTTCAACCGCTTGGAAGAAGTTACAGAAAGTTTATAAAGAAATAGAGGAGATTAAAGATGGAAGAAGAAAACGATAAACCCTCTAGACATACGCATAGACAGAGAACTCTACGCAAATGTCGAAGAGCAGCTAAAGAAGATAGAGCAGAAGATTTATTAAAGAACTTCATGGAGCTTTGTCTGCTAGAAATAGAAGGCAATGAAAGGGTTACTGAGAAGATAACCCCAAGAATAATTATAGATATTCTCAATGCCCAGATAGCTCTAAAGAAAGCTCAGAAGGAAGGAATAGATACGGGTGTTGATGATGTAATGAAAGCCTTTAACGATAGATTAAAAGTAGTTAAGGGCGGTAAGTAATTAAACCTACCGCCCACTTAGTTAATATGTTATGATGTTATTTCCAGAGGCGTTCTTCACCAACCTCTACCAACTCTAATCCATATCCATTTGATGCTTTCTCACATTGTGGTATTTTTATTATAACCTTATATGGTTCATTCATATCTATCATTTCATATTCCCATACATCATCTTGTGGATATTTCCAATGTCTTATAAACTTTGCTCGTCTAACTTTATAAATATTTCCAAATCCACTTTTAACTATATCGCCTACATAAAAGTGTGGTTCTAATTTTCTCTTCATCGCTGCCTCGCTCCTATACTATACGCCTATAAATTAGTAGAAATCTAATGATTATCACAGGAAAATAAATAAAAAAAATGACACCCCAAGATTTCATTTCCGCCCTTACAATCTATAATAAAGAGAAGCAAAGACTAACTTACTTTGATTTAAATTCCGCCCAGAGTGAGTTGTTGGACTTGTTGTTGGAAGGACATAAAAGAATAATAGTTGTTAAAGCAAGACAGCTAGGTATCTCTACATTAGTTAGAGCATATCAATTCTGGTTATGGTATTCAGCAGGGGAACCAGTTAAGTTAGGAGTAGTAGCACATACAAGAGAAGCTGCTGATAACTTACACAATACAGACAAAACATTTTATAATAATCTTCCACCAAAGATTAAACCTCTGACAGATAAAGCAACCTCTAGAACTCTACGTAAAAAGAATGGTGCTGAATTAAAAGCATTCACAGCGGGAGGACAAGGAGGAACAAGAAGTTATGTATTTACTCAAGCACATCTATCAGAGTTTCCTTTCTATGAAAATCCAGAAGAAGCATTAGCTACAATACTTGCTGCTGTTGGAGATGGAGGAATAGTTATAGAGAGTTCTCCTAATACAGCAGGAGATTATTTTAATAAGCTAGTAGAAGATGCCTTAGCTGGTAAGAATGAATGGAAAGTTTTATTCTTTCCTTGGACTTGTAATGAAGAGTATTCAGATAAAGGTGTAAATAGATTACAGAGAATATATGATGAAGAGAAAACCTTAATGGAAGGTGGTCTAACTATTTCTCAAATCTCTTGGAGAAGAAAACAAATAAGTACACTAGGCTATGAGAAATTTATTAGAGAATATCCTAGGACTATAGAAGAAGCATTTAAGGGTAGCAAGAATGTACCTTACTTCTGGAATGATAAATGTGAAGAGATAAAAGTTGTAGGCTTAGGCTCCAGAGAAAAAAGAAAATATCGTCACCAGATAATTGATGGAGATGCTTATACAATAGGTGTTGACGTAAGTGCTGGAGTAGGTGGAGATTACTCAGCCTTTACAATTATACACAATGCTACTATGCAACCTGTCTATCATTATCTTTCCAATACTTTAACACCTAGAGCTTTTGCTGAAGAGTTATACGAAACAGCATTAGAATATTCTAACCCACAAATTATAGTAGAAGCTAATTCTTATGGTGCCTCTGTTATAGAAGCCCTAGTAGGATGGGGATATAAGAAGCTATGGAAAGATAAAGATGGTAGATGGTTTACTACTACTATGTCAAACCGTAATCGGCTATTCTCCCATTTTAAAGAAATAATAGAAGACGAACTATTGGTAGAGATAGATAAAGATTTATTGCATCAGATTAAAACTTGTTCTTGGATTGGTGATAGACCTGACCATCCTAAAGGAGAACATGATGATTTATTATTCTCTACTATGATTGCGTACTGGGCTTTAAAAGGTAAAGAAGTCTGGAGAGAAGAACGTGTTAATCCAATAGAAGAATGGAAAAAGAAAAAGAGAGCACAAGCTTTTGCTGGTATTCCATTAGCTTATAAACCTGTAGGATATGAGTACAAAAAAAAGAACTATTATTAGAGGGAACTTGTAGATGAAGATAAAAGATATTAAAAACATTCTTTCTTATCATAACTCATTCTGGGATAAGAAGAGAGGAGAGATGAGAAGATACAAGGCAGCTTACGAAACAAACTTCTGGGATGAACAAGGAGTTGTTGTTGGATGGAAAGATACTCAGCTACAAGTTCAAGTATCTGAAGGATATTCTTTTATAGAAAGTTATATTGCTTCTCTCTATGCTAAACATCCTAACGTTGTTTTGAAGACAGGATTAGAGAATAAAGGTTCTGTCAAGAAAGCTCAGTTTATCTCCAATGAATTTCTTGAGCGTAGCCGTAGAGAAATAGAGGGAGCTTCTCGTATGGCTCTTATCTATACCCATTCTTTTATTAAGTTGGTTCCAGTAGAGAGCGATAATCTCCTATCCAAAGTATTACCTGTAGCTATTCCTCCTTGGGAAGTTGTTGTAGATTATGATGCTCCTCGTTGGGACTTACAGAAATACGTAGGACATATTTATTATCTTCCCGTTGGGGAAGCAGATGAGAAGTTTGGTGCCAAAGATTGGACACCTATGTCTAAAATCTCTACTCTTTATTTTGAGAAAGAAAAGTTGGAAGACCATACTGAACCATCAAGTACCTTTGAATACATAAAGATATTTGAACTGTATGATTTAGTAGAAGACCGTTTAATCTTTTATTCTCCTAACTGGAAAGAAGATAAGATATTGATGGAAGAGAAGGTAGCTATTCCTTTCCGTACATGGGATGGAAAACCTCAGCCACCTATTGCTCCATTCTACTTTAATAGAATTCCAGACACTCCATTGGAAGGTTACTCTGCTATGAAAAGAGTATACGACCAAATCTTTGAAATGAATATTATCCGAAGCTTCCAAGCCAATGCTGTACGTAAAGCTTCTCGTCAATATCTTGTGAAGAAAGGTTCTCTTGATAGCGAACAGATGGCTCAGATTACCGCAGGTATTGACGGTATCTTTATTGAGGTAGAAGATGAAAGTCTTGAAGGAGTTGTTAAGGCTCTTCCTCAAAACGCCACACCCCCAGAACTGGAACAGTATTACCGTCAGGTTGTTGCTGATAAAGATAAGGGTTCTATTATGGCTCCCTTTACGAGAGGAGAAGCTACAAAAATTACGGCGGCAGAGACTGCTGCTCTTGCTGCTTATACATCGTCTGAAATAGGAAGATTGGCCAGAGAGCGTGATGCTGTTATTGAGAACATGGTTAAGATTTATCTTTCTGTGTTGGGATTATATCTAACAGAAGGAATGAAACAGATTGTTTTTCTTGATGGAAAATTATCTGCTGTTACTCCAGACGACCTAATGGGAGACTTCTCTGTTTACGCTGCTGATAGCTCTTCTACGCCAATCTCTGAAGCAATCAGTAAAGGACAGCTCCTAGCTAACATACCTACCTTGGTGGAGCTTGGAGTGCCCAAAGAACTCATCCTTAATGAAGTGGTCCGTGTCTTAAATCTTCCAGAAACATTTAAAGCTGAAGCTATTAAAGATATGATGGTAAAAGAAGAAGGTGCGGTTCCAGCAGGTACTCCTCCACAGGTAGCACCCACTCCATTAGGTGCTGTACAAAATCCTTCTGTTAGAAATATTTCCCCACTACTACCAAATACTGGAGTTAGATAATGCCAATTTATGATTATTCCTGTCAGCCCTGCAAAAAGAAAGTAGATGTTTTAATTAAATGGGACTTGAAAGATACTGTTAGATGTTCCGAATGTGGAGAGCTAATGCTTCGACATATTCCCCTTATTTCAAAAACAGCAGGTAGATGGGGAGATACAGGTGGTGGATGGGACAAGAGCCTTGGTAGACATTTTAATAATAGTATGGAGAAAGAAAAATACATTAAGGATAATGGATTAGTTTCTTCTTCTGATATTGGTGGCAAGGGAGCAGTAGACGATTTGGTACATAAACAAATTGTAGATACCGACAACCACATAAAAGATGTAGCTACTTATGAAAGGATTAAAAAAGAAACAGGTTCTGTTGAAAGAGCTTTAGCTGAAACCTTCTCTGTAGATAATATGAAAGGAAAAGGTTTATTGGATAGCGATATTAATTCTGGATTATAGAAAAATAAAACTTATTGTAGGAGACTAATAATGGCAAAAGAAGATTTAATGGCTTTATCTTCACCAGAGGCTGAGGATGAATTAGCTGGCATGGAAGAGAAAGCAATGGAAGTGGCAGGAGAAATGGATGCCGAGTATGACGAAGATATGGAAAGCGTAGCTCCAGAAGGTTCTTACGATGCCCGTTCTCTTAATGCTTTGATTGATAGTATTAATAAAATACTTCCCCTGTTTGACCCTAGCCTTCCACCAATCCCTCCAGTTGAAGGAGATATCAAGGGCAAACTTCCTACAGAAATAGTTAAGGCAGTCTCTATGATTACCGCTGCTGCTTCTGATGCTATGCTTCCAGACTTAGTTCCAGCACTTGATGTGTTGGTTGATAGCAGAGCCTTACAGATGGCTGCTGGTAAAATAATTCTTCTTTCTAAAAATCGTGACTTCCAGATGTTTCTAAAGTCTGCTCCTAAGATGAGAGAGGGAGAAGGAACCGAAGTAGAAGTTAAGGTTGAAACTCCAGCTCCTGCCGAAGAAGATATGGATAATCTAATGATGAGTAGAATGAGCTAATGACCAACGACGTTAAAGCATCTACTCAGAGAATTGTTGGCAGACCTAAACCTGCCAAAGCCTATGGGTGCGGGCTTTATAAGAAAGCACTAAAAAAACTTAACAAATCAAAATAAGGAAATAAAATATGGATACCACCTCAACCCCAACTCACACAGTGAACAATGGGGTAGGAGAAGCATCAGCTACTTCTACACCTGTTTCTGTAGGAAATAGTCCTCAAGCTCAAACAAGAATGACAGCAATCAAAGCTTTAGAAGAAGCAAGAGCTAAAGCAGAAAGAGAAGATGAGAGAGTAGCTGAAGAAAGAACCAAAGGTAAAGAAAGAGATATAGCCGAAGTCTCAATTGATACGGCTCCAGATTATGGTCTAAGCGAAACAAAAGGTTTAAACTACGCCAAGGTTTATGAAGACCTACCAGATGATGGTAAGAAATTAATTGCAAATCTTCGTGCTGATTATACAAAGAAAACTCAGAGCCTATCAGAAGCTCGTAAGCAGTTGGAAGCTGACCGCAAAGCAATGCTTGAAAGTGGCTTCTATGATAAAGTTAAAACAGCAAGCGAAAGTTTTACAGGCGAGCTAGACCCATTCAATCCATCTTCTATTGAGGCAAAGATACAAGCAGAAGTTGCTAAGCGTATGAAAGAAATGATTGAGCCTCTTCGCCAAGAAGCTGAATTAAATAAAAGACAAATTGCTCTTGATAATTTTAAAAAAGAAAATCCAGACCTACAAGAATACAAAACAGACATAGCCAAATTACTAATGGCAGACAAAACTCTAACTTTAGAAAAAGCATATTGGATTGTAAAAGGTCAGAAGACCACAGAATATTCCCGTAAAACTGAGAGCGAATTAGCTGAATACAAGAAAGCTGCAAGAGACTATGGCCTTAAAGTGGGTGGTGCCAACAGAGGTACTGCTGGTAACATTCCAGACCACGTTAGACAGAAAGGTGCTGTTGCAATTTACGAATGGGTATCCGCTCAGAAGAAATAAGGAAAAATAAAAACTTAATATAGAAACCTCCTATTTATGGTTTGATAGGAATAAGTTTCTTACAAGGAACTCTATATAGAGCACCCCAAAATAATAAACCGAACCTCAAATCAAGTTAATTAAACAAAATAATTTAGGAGAATAATAATATGGGTATATCAAATGACGTACTCTCCTCAACACTACGTATC